AGCAAATCAGCACCTGTGAGAGAGTTTAATCCCTGCTCGATGTTTTTGTATATTACCCATGCACTTCTGTCCAAAGTTGTAACAATTTCTACTGGATAGTACCCTGGTGTGGTCATGATGGTAGAAAGCAACGTACCGTTGGATGTATACTTGCATGCAAAGCTAGACAAAGGGTGATTGTACGCTACCCACAAGTTGTTGTCACCGTCAGTGTCAACAGATGCTGGTAATATTGAGTTGCTACCGGCCATTCCAGACAAAGCTAGGTAGTAATCAGATGACGACCAATCAATGTTACACAATGATGGTACCGCACAGGCCAGCACCTGACCTGTGTTTGCATCTATATTCAGTGTGCTCACGCTGTCATAAAGAGAAACCCATATGTTGCCTTGCTTGTCAGCTGCTATGCATGAGGGGGTTGAACCTGCAGGTAACGGGCAATTGAGCATCAACGAACCATTCACTGAATATTTTGAGAGAATGTCGTTGTCAGCATCTGCTACCCAGATGAAATAATCAACAGCATTGTTTGTAGATGTTCTTGAAGGGAACACACCAACAGAATAAACACCAGTCAAAGAAGTGCTGAACAGGTTTTCAGTGTATGTAGAAAAAGTTGATTCACCAGTGGGGTGATTTATGTCAATCAGGTGCAACATTCTGCTCTGAGGTTGAGCAATCACTGCATAGGGTGTTGGCAGCACATAATAATCTGCACCACTCAACTGTGCCACTGCATACAGATGCACGTCCGTGTATGATTTTGCAGCTGATAGATAACCTTTGTAAAATCCGCCGGTTGTTTGTCCTTGAAATTCACCAAAACTATCATGAAATGATATACCATCAGTTATGTTGGTGTTGTCACTTGACAGTAGGTACAATTTTACAGAATTTGCAGTGAGGGAGTTGGTCTGGGGTATCAGGGTGAGTAATGATGATGACTTTGATGTAAAGTTCAGCTCATCCTTTACCTTTACAACCAATGGGATTTTTTGACCCACAAATTTGTCATTGGAAATGTTGAAGCTACTAAGTTGTTGACCTTCACCATCGATGCCATTGGACGTGATGGACAAGTGATTGATGGACACTTGATCGATGAACGTGGGCATGTACCAGTTGGATACAATCTGGTGCATTATTGGATATGAGCTACTAGGTGCAGTTGATTTATATGAATCGTTGTCATATAATTGTGTACTATCAAAGTAAGCAAGTAGAGTAACTGGTGATGGTAATAGACTATCACCAGTCGGTGGTTTGATTTTATCATCTGTAAAATACACAATACGTGTACCTGATGTACCTGCTAATGTTGATCCTTGATCTGTTGCACCACACAACATCACATTGTAGTTGTTGTCTAGCTTTACATAAATGTCACTGTTGTTGTTGGTTGTTACCGCATCAACAACAACCAATTCATCCTGATTGGTGGCGTTGCTAAATTCATATGCTAAAAACTTGGAAAATGCTCTCAAATGAGCATACTTGTCACTGTTGTATGTATCAGCATTGTAATATGGTGCACCAGTACCACTAGCATATAGCTGAATGGTCAGCCCTGTTGATGATAAAGCTGGGTACGTTTGCCAGCTGTTTTGTCTCAGCAAAATGAACGGGTTTTGATAATGTCCAGTCTCAATGATGCTCACATTTGACGCGCTCACTGCAATGGCGTCTGTGATGTAGTCTGAAACATACACACTCTGTGTGTATGAACTCTCAAATCCCTGCCCATCAACACCATACAGGTAGCATGTCACGTTGTATGTACCAGGAATACTATACACATGAGTTGCAGTGATGTCTCTTGATGTGGTACCATCACCAAAATCCCACAACAACTTGGTGGTGGATACAACAGTTGTGTCACCAGTGTCGAGTATGGGTGCAAATGTAAGTGGGGTGATTGGCAACGTATAACCAGTCGTCGTTTGAACCTTTGTGTGGTTAAAGGTGTTGAAGTATATGTATTTGTTCATTACACCACCTCTATTTTGTTGATTAGATTGCTGGATTGATACAGGAATGGAAATTCAAAATATTTCATGCTGATGTTCTGTGATGTCACCAGCGGAGCAGCTTCTTCATAAAATGGGTTCCACATGATCATGTTGATTTTTGGCACCACTCGATTTCCAGTGCCTGATCGAACAGTTTCGATCTTTGCAACCCCGGGAATTGATAAAATATCAATGTTGAGCTGTGTGAGATTGACTATACCACCCAGATTATTGTTGCTGGTGGTAAAAAAAGATTGAATTAAATTTGCTACCTTGCTCTTGATGGCATCTTTTGGTGTGTTGTACTGTGTTGATCTATACACTCTGAGAATTGTTTCATCTTTGATGAACACAGCGGCTTCTTCACCAGCCAAACTCAATCCAAATCCAAAGGCCTGGTAAACTGGGTCACATACAACTATGTTCTGATTGATGATTTTGGTTTGATTCAACTTGTTGATGATCAGCTGTTTTTGTGACACCGGCAATGCAGTTGGTGTGATGTCATTTTGAATTGCACCATACTTTGGCACTGCAAACACATACACATTGTTGAAGTCACATGCATCAGTGAACATCACTTGATTCATCAACACTTGTAAATCATCATTGGGTCGCTCAAGACCAACATCATAAAAATATTTGAGGTATTGCGCAGTGTAGTCACTGTTGTTGACCACACTCACATCAGCCAATATGTTGGAAAAGTTCTTTCGCAACACGCTGGTGAAATCTTCAACTGTCACTGTACGATTTTGAGTAGAAAACAACAAAGGTGTGTTGTTGCGTATCTCTTGTACAGATTCAGGTACAGTGAACTGTGTTGATGCAAACTGATTGTTGAGCTTGATGTATTTCACCTGATCAATGCTCATGTAGTTGAGATCAGGGTTGGCAATGTCATTGAATATTCTGTTCCATTGAGTGGTGTTGAGCATCACGATGTTTTTGCCGTTGAGTGCATTGTTGGCAACCACACCACGCCCACCATCACTCTGCAAATAATATACAGCAACAACATCACCTGTGTTTAGCTTGTGACCTGTGATGTTGTTGCCAAATTTCAAATCGTATCGACCACTTTCATTGAATCTCTTTTCAAATACTTTGTCAGTTGATTTGGTACCATACAGCGTTGATGTTTCTTTCCATTCACTCCATTTGTTGGTGTTGACATCAAACACAAACACATATATGTTGTTGTGATCAATGTATGTTGGTGTGTTGGTTTGCGTGGTCTGTGTTATGGTCAATGTGAGTTGCTCAAATGATTCACCAACAGCAGTGTATAGCGGATATTCTTTCATCAACCCTTGTTGCAGGGTGTGGTTATCACTCACTGAAGTGATCAATTGATCTCCTGACAACGTCTTTTCAAATGTCACATCATCATTGAATGAATATGGTAAGCCATTGAGCTGCATGTATGAAAACCGTTTGAGTGTATAAAACCCTGTTGGTATTGGTGACGTAACTGTGAAATCAAATCCCAGCAAACAAGTTTGATATCCTTGTGGTTTGTATCCAACCAGCGTGACCATTTTGTTGATGTTTTCATACAACTCAGCTTGTGAAAACATAGACTCAGACGCTGTTTGATTGAGATAAAACAGGTTGACGTGATACATGTATGCAATGATGTCAACAAGTCCTGAAATATTACTACCTTCAAAGTCGATGTCTGGGAACAATCCACTTGCTTTGAGTCGGTTGGTGATGAGCTGTTTCATGCTCACCGCATCAAATGCAGTGTAAGCGTCGCGTGGTAGATTAAATTCAGTGAAAGTTGAAATAGACATGTTTATGCAAAGTTGTATCCATTTCCATTTAGAACACCTGCAATGGAAATGGTCTTGATATTTAGAGAAGGAATTGAAAAGATCATGGTCACAGTAAATTCATTGTTTTCTTCATCAACAACAACACCCACATCAATCAACTTGATGCGGGGTTCAAATTTTTCAATGTCTGTGTATATTAGTCGTTGTATGTCGTACCCAACTGAAATGGTTGCAGGTTGAAATAAGAATCTACGTAAATCAATGCCAAACTCCGGATTGAGAATTTTATTGCCAGGTGAAGTTGAAAAGATGTTTTTAACTGAATTTTTCACCGCATCAATGTCATAATCCACCTTGATGTCGTTGATTTCAGGTTGTTGATGCAGCGCATCATTGATCAAATATTGCTGTTGGATGTCCAGATGCAAATCGGAGTATGTGTATGGCAGTTGATAGTTGGTGGCTTGCGGTAGCCCCTGAATGGTAATCTTGGCCATGAAAAATATTTAGTTCAGCCTAAATACTTTGATGTCAAAGACATTTTTACAGTTGTGTGAGTCCAACATCGCTCGTTTTACACGTGGAGGATTTCTTGTTGGAGATTTTTTGAAGTTCGTAGACGGGTTTGAGTCTCACGATCCATACAAAGCAATGGGTCAAAATGTACATGACATGATCAAAGACATGATCAGCACAGGTCTACACGTACGAGTAGTTGGCATCAATGATGTGGCTCCTAGTAGATACCCTGGCAACCCTGAAACAATGAACGGGGATGTTGTGTTGAACATCGCTCTTGACAATGGTGGTGGTAGATATACACACTACTGCACCATTCCAACATGCTGTGTTGAGCCTGTTGATTACTATCCAAATTTAGCGCCCATGCCAGATTCAGCGATTCGTCCAAACGGCACCATCATCAAACCTGAAGAGTTTGTGACGAATACAGACAACAAGACAGCTGTTGATCAAACATTACATGCAGATCAAGATGGTGTTAAGAAGAAGGTAGAAATTACACTACCAACAAAAAACGTTAAGATTCCTAGTGAAACCGTCAAAGGTGCCAAGTCACCAGCAGTGGATTCATATACCATCAAGTATATGAAAGAGGCTAACTAGCCAACAGTTTGCTCAAATTGAGCATGCATGCAAAGAAGTTGATTTCATGATCTGCAACAAATGCATGCCTGTACATGTACTCAGTGATGATCAGTATGGATTCACGCTTGCTTGTATTAGCAATGTTTGATTGATATAGATGCTGCAGCAACATCTTCAACAAGTGATGATAATCAGATTGAAACGTAGATTCATGTTGAATCACAAATCTACGCGCTTCAACAACATCTTGTTTGATGTTGTTCCACAACTCACTCACAAACTCATCAGCAATGTCTTGGTGAGGTATCTCAAGCTTGCCAGACACTGAGTATCTTTGCAATTCGTTGATGATTTTTCTGAAATCAGGTGCGTTGGATTTGACCAGATCAACAAAAGCCTTCTTTTGAGCATCATCAACAACTATCTTTTCTCGCTTTAAAATGTTGTAGCAATGCTTGACGATGTCTGGTATGTTGTGATTGAGATTCAACGCAACACACCTGCTCTGAATTGCTGGAATGATCTTGTGCTTGTAGTTTGCAGTGAGGATGAATCTTGTGTTGCCTGCATATTCTTCCATCACATTGCGTAGTGCTCGTTGAGCTTCACTTGAAATTGAGTCACTCTCATCAAGCAGCACAACTTTTATATCACCATTCATCGATTTGGTCTGCGAAAATCCAATTACTTTGGTGCGGATTGTATCGATGCCGCTTTCATCACTGGCATTCAAGTACAAATAATCACATTCAAGTATGTTTTTGACGATTATTTTTGCCAAGCTTGTCTTTCCCTGGCCAGGAGCTGATACCAACAGCAAATGATTGGTCAATTCTTTGCTAGCAACAAAAGAGTCTATGACCTTTCTTGTGTCTGCAGGCAAGACAATCTCATTTAGAGATTGCGGCCTGTATTTTTCACACCATATGTTCTTGATGTCGTTGAGTGTCATGATTATCGACCAGTCGAACCAAAGCCATTTGCACCGCGATCAGTATCAGTCGCCGCATCTGCCCATTGTGTTTCTGGTACGATCAGAGGATATAGTGCAAGTTGCGCAATTCTATCACCTTTACGCACCTGGTAATCAACATCTGAGCTGTTGTTGAGGTTGATGTCCATGCTGCCACGATAGTTGCAATCAATCACACCCGGAAAGCAATGAATATTATGACGAAATTTTAATCCCGAACGGCTTTCCAAGCGGCCCCAGGTGTGGTTTGGCATGTCTGCAAGAACCAACCCAACAGGAACAGTTGCTGAACCACGTGCAGGAATCAAAGTGTTTTCAACAGCGGTAACATCATATCCAGTGTCACCATTCAAAGTGCTTTTGTGCTTTCTTTCAGGTAGAACAGCATCAGGATGAGTTTTGACAAATTTTAACGTTTGATTAGTTGTATCAATCATATGTTCATTGTAATTGAACCTCTCATGGTCTCAACTAAGTAATATCATGGATTCTGAAGAGTCGGTTAACTCTGTTGACACAATCATTGATCAACTTCGCAACGTGCCAAAAGCTTTTGCTGTTGTTGATGATCAACAAGATACACTCACCAAAGATAATCTTGAAGAGTTTATTCTGAAACATACAGGTAATTTGGTGCGTCAAGCATCTGAATCGGTGTCGTTGGTCAAAGATTATGTTGAGACAGCTCCAAACGCTGAGGATGTTACCGCTTTGGCGGAATTGATCAGAGCCACATCAACTGCTGTGGAGAGTTTGAATAAAATTCTCATCACAGACAAACGCAGTCAAACAGCAATGACCATCAAACAAATGGAGCTGCATAGCCGTCAACATCAATTTGATACAGCTGTTGGGGTAAAGTTGATGTTGACTCGAGAAGAGCTGATGAAACAATTGATTGCACCAGCTGTGTCTACCATTGAAGTTGTCACCGAATCTGTGTCTGCTAACTAGCAGCCAGTCTAGCTTCTGCAGCACGACGATTGGCTAGACCAGTCAATACCTTGCCACCAGCAGTCTTAATTCCATTTCCAATGGCGCTACTAAGCTTGTTGGCATCGCCGTTTACACTGTTGATGATGGCTTTCATCTTGCCTGCCCCTGTGTTGTAACTATAGCTAATCAATGCATCACGTTGACCTGCTGTTAGCTGTAGACCTGCATTTCTTGCAGCAGAATCAACTGAACTAGCATGCACCCCAAGCTCACTACGTAATCTATTTGCTGCTTCCGGCTCGCTAATGACCTCATTTGGATATTTTGCAACCGTACCGTAACCAACAGACCACTGATGATAATCCCATTCTGCTTTCCCTGTAAATCCTTCTCTGCTCTTGACGAAGTTTACCAGCTGATCACTAATACCTGTAGCTGG